CAGGAACCGCTACCTCGTGTTACAAGTCCGTAATTTATTGCTATTCTGCTTTTTTCGAAGTTGATTAGTTATCAGTTACATAGAGGGGACAGCCCCTCTGTCAGGCTGCCGCCTGCCATTCACCCCGTGTGCCGTTCGGTGAAACGCCGGAAACGATAAGCCAGTTCGCAGTGCCAACGCCATGGCTCGCATGCAGAATCCAGAGGCCGTAAAACGCGCCACGGTACAGATGGCCCAGGGACAGCCATTCTCTTTGGCCGCTCGTGCCTGAATCTGTATACAGTCCATTGCAGAATCCTGTTGTACTTCCGGCTTTTGTTTCCGTCGGTACCATGATTCCCAGGGCTGGATCAACAAAGCATTTTGAGATGTATTTCCATGATGCTGCTGTGTATGTTACCTGAGCCGCTACTTTCTTGTATCGTGTCTTTGCTGCATTCATATCCGTTGTAAGCAGTGACGCATCCATACAGATGTATACGTCTCTCTTTGGTGTTCCGTCTTCGTCTGTAACAATATCCATAAATACATTACTGAGGACTTCATAAGCACCGTATCCGGTTTCGATTCCCTGGATCTTGAATGGATTCTTGTTATCTGTATTTGAGAACGGTGATCCATCTGATCCAAGCACGCTGTCAGTTGAGCCGGTCCGCCACGGCATTGTTGAGATGCAGGTTGTTAATGTCGTGTTGAATGGTTCTGTATCCAAATATATTGCAGAATTTGTATCGTCTACCGGTTCGATCTTCAAGATCTTAACGTCATATGCAAGATTGTGCATGTATGCGTAATATCTGTCTTTATTTGTATTTGAACCAATATCCCCGACAGATACATAAGACCCGACAATATAATTGTTGGCTTTTGCTTTTGGGAGAATCACTCTTGTTACTCCGGTTTCTGCAACTGCTGCCATTTCCTGCATTGAATAAGAATTACATCCAGCCATAACGCTTCGGCTGTTCGTTGTTGCATATAAAATAATCATCATGAGCTGTTTGTAAAAGAGATCCCAGTTTGTTGTTCCCACGTACATTGAGCCTTTCTTTCTCATGTATGCGATCAGCCCTGTGTATGATACTGGTTTTCCTCCTTTCTGGCTTCCGTTTGCCAGAATCAATCCAGCGGAGCTGTACAGCACTCCATCAATGTCTCCGGCTCCGTATTTTCCGTGGATCATAAAAGGTGAAATTGTTCCGTCTGGATTAATTGACTCTCCCATCGGTCTAAGGCCAAGGGCTTCGTTCGGACTGTCTGAATAATGATAATCTACATACTCAGGATTGTCTGTGATTCCAACCCATGCGGACATTGTGACCTCTCCCACATCTACTTTTCCGGTCTTTTTGAAATCCGGTTGTCCCTGCAGTGCAGTCACATGGTTAAAGCCTTTATTATCTACGGTAAAATTACATGGAAAGTGCATGAATACGCCAATCTCCCTGTAATCATCCTGTCCGATTGCTGTATTTGTGGACGGTTTTCTCACCAGTCCTTCATTATCGTTCAGTTTCACGCCTGTTTGGCTGGTAGAAGTGTCATACTTGTAGATTCTCGTTGTATATACTTTTCCAGTCCTGCGGAGGGCAAAGAAATTTGAAAGTGCGTTTTCAATTCCTCCACCTGCTGCAGTAATATTCTGAATCTGTTTATTTGCTTCTGTCTGTAAATTGCTCACCACAGTTTCTCCGGTCGTCTGGAGATCTGTCTGCAGTTTTGTTCCTTCTGTGATTTTTTCTCCCAGGGATGTGTTCAGATTAGAGGCAGTTTTATTTGATGAATCCAATCCTGATTTTGTCTGTGTCGCAGTTGCATTTGATGAATCCAGAGCGGTTTTGGTTTTTCCGGCCGCTGTGTTTGAATCATCCAGATTCTTTTTTGCTGTATTTGCTGTTGAGACTGTGGTATCCAGCTGGCTTTTTAAAGCAGTTCCCTGTGTAATATCAGAGTCAAGTCCCTGTTTTAATGTCGTTCCTTGAGAAATATCTGATTCCAGATTTCCTTTTAACGTCTGTGCGGTGCTTATGGATCCATCCAGATCAGTTTTTCTTTGTGCAGCCGTTGCATTTGTACTGTCCAAATTCTTTTTTGCTGTATTTGCTGTTGAAACTGCAGTATCTAGCTGACCTTTTAAAGCAGTTCCCTGCTCGATATTCGAATCAAGACCCTGTTTCAAGGCTTCTGCTTTCTTTACATCTGCTGCAAATGTCTGTTCTGTATGTTCGTTTTTCGCTACTTTTTCGGTTATATCTGTCTGCGCTTCGAGAATGTCAGTTTTAACCTGATTGTATTCGTTGTTTTCATCCGAGACTGCATTTATCGCATTAACAATCGCATCTCTGACATCTCGCCCTTTTTGTGCTTTTGCAATCTGATCTGTGTATTTTTTTACGTTTGCCACTTTTATTCCCCCTTATTTACAAGGCAGTCTGAATATTCTTTTGACTTTAAATCTCTTACTTCTGACAGAACAGAGGTAAGCATGTAATCCATTAACGACGCAGGGATTCCATACTGTGCCATTGCTCCGAATACTACGTTTCGAATTTCTTCTGTTCTTTTGTCCAAGATTGCTCCCAGTGGAGGAGCTTCTACTGCTTTCTCTACTGTATTATTTTCCTCTTTCCGTTCCTGTGCGGTGCTTTCTTCTGTGTCCGACTCGGACACCTTTGTTTCTTCCTTAATAGTTTCTTTATTGTCCTTTTCTTTTACTTTATTCATTATGCTGTTTTCTCCTTTTCCTCATAGAGATTTTGAATCAGTTTAAGCATTACCGGAATTAATACACGAAAGTTCCAGTCTTCCGGTTCTCCTTTTTCATTTAACTGTGCCGCTTCCGGGAAAATGCTGTATATGTCTTCTGCATAAAATCCCGGCATTTTCTTTCCGTTTAACCAGTCTTCTGGACTGAGATAATTTTCTTTGTATTTAAACCATATCACTGGAACATTCAGCATTCTTTTTGCTTCATCTAATGTCATGCTTGCAATATGATCTTTATATCGCTTGGATGATGATGACAAATAAGCCACTGTTGCTCCGTCTTTTGCAAATACCATATGGCCTCCAGATGTCACATGGGAAAGATTAAATACTTTAAATGCGTCAGAACCATCCGAGAACGTTGAAGTACCCGTATGTATCTCTAACCCTCCATCAAAAATGAAAGCGTGTGATCGCATACTTAACGTTGCATATCCGGTGGTTATTTTTCCGCTTGTAACCGTAAAATTTCCGATAGTTCCTTTCTTCGCTGCAAATGAACCGTCTGTGTTAATTTTAAAATAAGTATTCGCAGTAACCAAACCGTTGAAGTTAATTTTTGATGCGTTAATCTTAACGCTCTGCGCTGTCTGGTTAATTGATGATGCAATTTCTCCAGCAGATACTTTCGACTCTATTTCCGTCTCTGTCTGCGTGATTCGGGAGCTGAGAGTACTTTCCGCACCTTTCGCACGGGAAACCTCTGACGTGATCGAGTTTTCTGCAACTGTGATCCTGGATATTGCAGTTTCGGCCGTACTTTTTGCGGTGTCAGCTGTATTCTTTGCAGTGTTTGCTGTTGTCTGTGCTGCATCTGCCTGAGCTTTTGCAACACTAATATCCTGATCCTGGATTCTTTCCCAGGATGCCGTTTTGCTTCCTGATGTTGTTCCGGAGCATTTCCATAGCAGATTTATATTGTTTCCGTAGCTTCCATGATTCGGACTTTCTGGATATGTCCCTTTTGTCAGTTCAGTTGCAGTGTAACTCGGCAAACTCTCAATTGTTGCTCCTGATGTTTCTCCGGTTGTTCCGGTAACTGACGCTATAGCGAAACCATAGAAGCTATCGCTTGAACCGTCTGTATGCCAGTACACATAAAATTCTGATGATGGAACAAAAACAGATGCACCAGCAATGTCAGTTCCTCCCAGCTTCGCTGCAAGTTTCATTGTTCCGTTATCACTGTAATAAATCTTTACATAATCATAATTTACGCTTTCCGTTCTGGAGTCTGATGAAAATGTGATCTTTAATCCAGGAACCTTATATGTATATCTGTACGCATATCCGGTTGTGATATCATAGTAAATATCTCCTATGTGCAGTGACTTTAAATCGTCGCTTGTCCAGGAGGACGCTGGTTCATTTGATGTTGTCGGTATTTTACTCCCGTAGAAATTACCATTTTTTTCTGACACTGCCTGACGTACCGTAGTCACTTCAAGAGTGATGTTATCCGTCGCCATTTTGATAGCCGCCGTCATTTGTTCCGTTGTCGAGTAGCTTTTCAGTTTTTCATCTGTGTCTGCTTTTGCATTCTTTTCAGCATTATTCGCAGCGTTTTGTCCTGCCTTTGTAGCATTGCTTTCCGCAGCGTTTGCCGCATCCTGTCCGGCTTTTACTGCTGCATTGTATTTTTCTTCCACCTGCACTGTTGTTGTGTAGGTCTTTGACACTTCAAGGGAAATGCTGTCTGCCGCTTGTTTGATTGCACTGTTCATTTCCAGCGTCGTTGAGTAATTCAGCAATTTTGTGTCTGTGTCTGCTTTTGCATTCTTTTCGGCCTGATCTGCTGCCGCCTGTCCCGCTTTTGTGGCATTTGTTTCTGCATTACTTGCAGCAGTTTGCCCTGCTTTTGTAGCATTACTTTCCGCAGCGTTTGCCGCATCCTGCCCGGCTTTTACTGCGTCCGTGTACTTTTCTTCTAGTTGTCCAGTAGTAGCATACTTTTTTGATACTTCCAGAGAAATTCCGTTTGCTGCCTGACTGATCGCACTATTCATTTCAACTGTTGTGGAATAGTTTTTCAGTTTTGTATCAGTATCGTCTTTGGCGTTTTTCTCTGCGGAGTCTGCCGCTTCCTGTCCCTCCTGAACTGCATCTGCATAGAGCTTGTTTGCCATTTCTTGTGTTGCATATGTTTTTGAGACCGTTGAAAGAATGCTTGTCTCAGTCATTGTGATCGCTGATCTGAGCTTTTCCTCTTCCCCTTTTGCTCTTGACACTTCTGCAGTTATAAGTCCCTCCTGGATCTCGATTTGGGAAAGCGCAGATTCTGCTGTACTCTGAGCTGCTTCAATGTCCTTATCTTTTACCCTTACCCATCCATACTCATTACTGTCATTTTTCTGATACTGATAAGCATAGCCGGTTGTGGTATTGAAAAAGAGATCTCTTTCGTGTTCCTTCCTCAATTCGTCTGTCGTCCAGGCAGATGCCGGATTGTTTTCGGATGTTGGTTCATAATTTCCGTACCAGTTTCCGGATTTTCTCTCCAGCTGCTGCTCCAAACTCGAAACAGAAAGAGTTATCTTTCCGTCCATGGCTTTCAGGGATGTTGTGACCTCTTTCAGAATCGCTGTTTTATTTGCAGAGTCTCCATCTGATATTTTGGTTTCAATGTAGTTTTTGCACTCTGTTGAGAGTGCTTCTGTTTTAACAGAACCGGCAAGGATTCTCTCTCCTATAATCTGGCCATCCAGTGTCATTCCGATCGTGTACGGGCCGTTATATCCATTGTGAGATCCGCCGATTCCGTTTTTATTTATCTGTAGTATATTTGTTGCCTGTTCTTTGTCCGGTGCATCCATGTACAGATCCCGAAGCCAGAGACCGTTTTCATCAAATTCTGTGAGTTTGTATCCGCCTTTTGCTCCCGTCATTTGTTTCGTAAGATTATCAATTGCGGATTTCATCCAAGACGCTTGAACTCTTCCAGCCTCTGTTGTTTCCTGCCGGATCTGAGTAAATGTCCCAGTAGTCTGATCTGTGAAAGACTGCTGCAGATTTTCTCCCAGTGTCAACTGCGCCTGATCTGGTTGCTGCAATGGGATTTTCATTTCCATAACCGGCAATACTTTTTTCATTCCATACGGAATTGCATTGCAGAGCACACGGTCTCCTATATCAAAAGAATCATAATCCTGGCCAAACAATGACAAATCCACTGCAGTCAGGGAAATGACAAGGTTCTCATACTGCTGCGTCGTCAGATATTCTGTTGCTTTTTTCAGGAGGTTCGCTGGCGTTGCTACATCGTCCCACTTCTCTGTTTTCCACACCCATCCGAAACTTTCTACCGCCTTTTTGCTGTATATGTAGTCTTTTCCGTCGTTTACGGATGTAATGTCCACATTCTTTTCAAGGCGTTCAAATTCGGATGCGTTTTCGTCTGTTTCCTGTTCGATTGCTGCCCCCAGCGGGATCAGAGCTGTGATAACATCGTCGGCAGTCATTGTCTCTGAGTAATCAAGCAGGTTCTCTCCGAATTGAATTGGTTGTTCGCAATACTTGCCGTATTCCTGTATATTTATCCAGTCAAGGTATAGCTTGTCTTCTTCGTGTCTGAGTCTCAGGTATCCGCCCAGGCGATCAACCAGTTTCTCCCTGATCGCTTCAAGGGTGTTTTCTCTGTCAGTTATCCTGTACAGAGAGTCATTGCTGTCATGGATCGTAACAACCCCGATATAGATTTTCTTTCTATCCTCAACCTGATTATTGTGCAGCTGTAGCCACGCGTCTAACATTTCCCTGGGCGACATGTCGTGCCATTCCTGCTGCGGCAGAATCGTATCTGCCAGGAACGACAACGCTCCGGTTGCTTTAATCGGTTGATTTTTAAACCGGTCTTTTTCTCTTGTGCGGACTTCTCCGTAAAAGATTTCTGTTTTATCTCTGTACACTGAAATCATGCTTTTTCTGTTATGAATATCATTGTACAGAGGATTTAAAGCCGGTACTTTCAGGGTTAACTCTCCTGCATATCCTGTCTGCAGGTCCAGCTCCGGATTGATAACTGCTGCCTCCCGGTCTCCTGGATAATACAGGATCTTGCCATCTAATTTAATTTTGTACATTACAATGATCCCCTCCTGTAAACAATATCCAGTGTTCCGGATCCCGAAAATTCCAGTGTTACGTCAGATCCGTATACAACAATATCCGGAAAGCGATTTCTCCCCAGTGTCAGAGTGTAGGTTTCTCCGCACGCTGTCACCTTTAGTCCTGTTGATCCAATACTTTTTACATTCAGCACCGGAACGATTGCTACATCTCCAGAATATACTGTATATGATCCTGATCCAGATATTGTGATCCCGGCTCCCTGATCTATCACTCCGGTTTCGAAGTCGAACGGATCCCAGAGCCATTCCTCCGTTGAGTCAGCAAGCGAATATTTATAAGGATCTGCTTTCGGAACGCTTAAATGAAATTGACCGATCTCTCTTGACCGGTCAAAATCTGTTATGTACGCTCTTCCGGTCCAGTAATATGCTGGATCGTTTGAAAATGTTATCCTTATATTTTTACCATGCAGTCTGTTTCGAATATTCGAAATAAAACTGTCCCAGTCTTCGCGTGGCTTCTTACCTCCGAACAGAATATCAATTTCCCTTGATTTATATACTGGTCTGCCGGTGATTGCTTCTGATCCATCCAGAAAACCGTCAGCTCCTGGGACATCAATGAAATACGTCTCTACCTCTGGTTCCCCGATATAATCATTATTGCCAATTGCGCAGCCCCAGTCTGCTAATGTATCTATGACTTTCCCAGAGTTTTCAACAGTGATTGTTGCTTTTATTGTCAATACATTATTCATCTGTAAGCTGCCTCCTTTGCTATTCTTCCAAGTTCATTATTGATTGCAGGTGCAAGTTTCCCAGCCCATTCTCTGTTGTCAAAATAGATCTCCTGTCCTGCGCTCATTACCTGGATCAGCTGTGCCAGCATTCCGGTTATTCCGGTTATATCTGTTTTGTTCAGGTTATTAGCTGGTTTCATTGAACTTGTATCTAACTGCATATCCATCTGAACATCTTTCATTGCGTCAGCAACAAGTCCCTGGCTCTTTTCAATTCCTGTCGCAAGGCCTTTCATAAAGTCCGGCATCCATTCCTCATAGTAATGTAGCGGACCCTCATCCGGTCTTGAGAAATGCAGCCACGATCTGATTGTGTTCGCCACGTTTGATACTGCATTCGTTACGTTACCTATGCAGCTCCTGATTCCGTTTGCAATACCATTCACGAAATCCTGTCCCCAGCGAACCGCCTGCCCTGGTAATCCCGTAATATAACTGATCGCGCTGGAAAATCCATTTACAACAGCGGAATATACACCTGACAGTGCTCCAGATATTCCAGATACAACGCTGTTAAATGTATCAACAGCTCTGTCTTTCATATTTCCGGCGTATTGTATAACTGTTTCCTTTACGTTCTGCCACGTTTCGGACGTTCTCTCTCTGATGTTATCCCAGTATTCTGAGGCTCTGTCCTTCAAATTCTGGATTGCTTCTGTTGCACTTTCTTTCAGCTTTTTCGCATTGTTGACAACGAATCCTTTTATTGCTGTCCATGCTTTTGATGCTGCCTGAGAAGCAGAATCCCATATTTTTGACACTGTGTCCCGGAACCCTGTAAATAGTGTTGTGACTGCGGTAACAAGTCCTTTTGCCAGAGTGGAGACAACCTGCTTAATTCCGGTCCATATTGTTTGCGCTGCGTCTTTGATATTTGTCCAGATATTTGATGCGTCTGTTTTGAGTTTATCAAAGTTACCTGTTACCAGGTCGATCAGTAAGATCACCGGTGCAAGAATTGTATTTTTCAACAACTCCCATGCGCCCTGTGCAATCGTCACAAGTCCCTGCCAGATGTTCTGCAGTGTATTAACTGCATTCTGCCATAGCGTTGTGATCGTTGTCACAATTCCGGATATAACCGGATTCTGCATCATTGTCGTCCAGATATTTGCAAAGAAATCTGATACCTGCTGCCAGATACCGGACCACCACGCCGGAACACCTGTAAAAAATGTAACAACGCTGTTCCATGCCTGCGGTATTGTTACGGTAAAAAAGTTTACAATTCCATTCCATATCTGCATGAAAAAGTCTGATACCTGCTGCCAGATTCCAGACCACCATTCCGGAACTCCTGAAAGGAAGTCCATCAGTGTGCTCCATGCCTGCGGTATTGTCTCTGTAAAAAATGACACAATTTTTTGTACAACTGCATTTACTACATCCCGGAACCATTCGCATTTTGTGTACAACAATACCAGAGCTGCCACAATCGCGGCTATGACAGCAATAACCGGGTTTGCGGCTATTACTCCAAACAGTGCGGTAAAAGCACCTTTTAGCTTTCCAATAATACTCGTTATTGTTGTTAAAGTTTTCATCTTAGAAAACAGTCCTGTAATTGCAGATATTCCGGTTGCAACTTTTCCAACCATTATCAGCAACGGACCAATCGCGGCGACTATCAGTGCAATTGTGGCAACTACTTTCTTCTGTCCTTCGCTCATTCCATTGAGCTTTTCAACAAACCCTTGAATAACCTCTGCCGCTTTTCTGATATATGGCATCAGGATTTCTCCGAAGGCTATTGCCAACTCCTGCAAGGCACTCTGCAAAGTTGTAAGCTGTCCAGAAAGATTATCCTGCATGGTTTCAGCCATATTCTCCGCGGCTCCGTCGCAATTATCAATGTTCTTGATTAGCTTTTCGTAATCTGCATCTGATGCGTTGATGATGGCCAACATTCCGGACATGGCTTCTTTCCCGAAAATAGCTGTTGCGGCCTGGGTCTGTTCTGCCTCTGACATATTTCCCATTGCTTCTCTCAAGAAATCCATGGTTTCTTTGAGAGATTTCATGCTGCCATCTTCGTTCTGTAAAGCCTTGTTGTACAGTCTTACGTTTTGCGTGGTTCCTTCCTGCAACTGTGTCAGGGTTTCGTTTGCACTTGCAAGCTCCGTCTGCTTTATTTCCAACGTTGCTGCAGCATTTGAAGCTTCTGTTGACTCAGCTCCGTATTTTGACACCGCATCATTGTATGCCTGCTGTGCTTTATCCGCTGCAAGTGATGCTTTCTGCACCCTGAGCATTTGCTTATCAACTTTTGCCTGATCTACGGCGGTTGCGGCTTCTGTTGCGTAAAAGCCCCACTTTTCCATTGCGTCTCCGACATCTTTTGACGGTTTTATCATGTTTGTCAGAGATGATCTCAACTGTGTTCCGGCTGACGACGCTTTGATTCCGCTGTTTGCCATAAGTCCAATTGCTACGGCTGTATCTTCTACGTTATACCCCAATGCGCCTGCGACTGGTGCGACATACTTAAATGTTTCGCCCATCATGCTTACATTTGTATTTGCACTGGATGATGCCTGTGCAAGTACATCCGCAAAATGTGTCGCATTTGCTATTCCGTTTGTCGTTTCATCTGCCGCCAGTCCAAACGCTGTCATAGCGTCTGTTACAATATCTGACGTAGTTGCAAGGTCTTCTCCAGAGGCCGCTGCTAAATTCATAACGCCTTCAATGCTTGTCAGCATATCATTCGTTTTCCAACCAGCCATTGCCATGTAACTCATGGCATCTCCGGCTTCTTTTGCAGAGAATTTTGTCTGTGCTCCCATCTCTCTTGCACGTTCTCGCAACTTATCCATGTCTTCCGCAGATGATCCGGATATTGCGGCCACGTTTGACATGGAACTGTCAAAATCTGCCGCCGTCTTTACTGCTGCTGTTCCAAGACCTGTCACTGCCGCCGTAACCGGAAGCATTTTTTCTCCGGCAGATGTCAGCGACTCCCCTATTTTCCCGGATGTTTCAGAAATCTCGGCCAGTTTTGCAGATCCTGATCCAACTTCATTCTCAAGTGATTGCAGGCTCTGTTCTGTTTCTATAATTGTCCTTTTCAGAGCGTCATACTGTTCCTGGGAGATTTTTCCCTCCTGGAATTTCTGCTGTACTTCCCCTTCTTCGTTTTTCAGAAGTTCCAGTTTTTCTTTTGTGTTTCCAATTTCATCAGACAGTGCTCTCTGTTTCTGCTGTAATAGTTCCGTATTCGTAGGATCCAGTTTCAGCAACTTATCAATTTCTTTGAGTTCCGTCTGTGTAGTATTTATTTTTGCATTCAGACCATCAAGTGACTGCTGCATTTGAGTAGGCGCATTCTTTGCTTCATTCTCCAGAGACTTTAAGCTCTCCTCGGTTGCAATAATTTCTCTTTTCAGAGCGTCATACTGTTCCTGTGAGATCTTTCCCTCTGCGAACTGCTGCTGTGCCTGCTGCTCTGCAGTCTTTAAGGTTTCCAGCTTTTCTTTCGTGCTTTCGATTTCGTCAGCAAGTGCTTTCTGTTTCTGCTGTAACAGTTCCGTATTCGTAGGATCCAGTTTCAGCAGATTGTTTATATCTTTCAGCTGTGCCTGTGTGGTCTTTATCTGTGAATTTACATTTTTAAGTGAATTTTGTAGTCCTGTGGTATCGCCGCCAATTTCAATCGTAAGTCCCCTTATGTCGCGGCCTTTGGACAAAAATTATCACCTCCGTTTAGAATTTATCCATATCCTCCTGAGTTGCCATTTTCGGCCATTTATAGTCGTCGTTATTTTTTTCCGTAAAAATATCCAGGACAAGACCTACTGTCAGAAGGTCTAAATCCTGGATACTTATTCCAACTTGCGCGCACCTGAGAAGGAATAGAGGTGTCGTCATTTCCCGGCTACTTGGCCGAAGTTTTTTTTTGCTTCTGCCTGTGTCTGCTGGTTCAGGTTCCAGAGTTTTACAATCTCCGGGAAAATTGTGTAAATCGAAAATGTATCAAACTGATCTAACCAGTCGTATACGTCTTCCGGGAAATCCTGTCCCTTTTTCTGTGCTGCGTGTTTTGCCATTACGAATGCGACATTTTCGAACATCTCCAAGTCCTCAATAGGAATGTCCGACTCGGACACCTTCTTTTCATTCTGCTTATCCTGTGATTTTTTTACGGACTTTTCAATTTTTGCCATGTCCTGAAAAATATCTCTCCGGAACTGAATCCGGTAGATCCTTGGAATTGCAGCAGAAGCGGCAAAAAGCACCTCTTTATCATCAATTTTAATTGTTTTTGTCAGCATTTTTATTCTCCCACAACTTTTTAATCTGCGTTAACAGCCTGCGTTGCTTCGGTGACTGTTTCCGGATAATACACTGTCTTATACCACCCGCTATATACAGTGTCGTCTGTATCTACTGTGGTCTGAGCTTTTACACGTCCGTTTGGAAGCGGAGCATTGCTGATCGTAATTGTTTCTGTACCAGGTTCAATACTATCTTCTTTTGTCTGGGATTCGATTGACGGTCTGGTAGCTGTGCAATTGTAGAGAACTCGTCTGATTCCTTTCTGATCTCCGTCAAATTCAAACAGAAATGCAAATTTCTGTGTATCCGTAGAATCACTGATTTCATGCAGTACGCCTTTTTCGTCCTTCTTTTCTTTCAGGACATCCTGTCTGAAAGAATCCGGGATTAACGCAAATTCTGCATCTCCTTCATATCCGTTATTTGCAGCTGACACATAATACTGGATTCCGTCTGCATAGAACGGTGAAATATCTCCATTTGCGTCAAGTGATAATGATACAGATCCCGGAATTGCTTTCGGGACTCCATAAGTAATTGTTCCATCTTCTCCTTCGTTCTGTAATGCGTAATGTGCGTTTTTAAGATTGTACTTAACTTTGTTATCTTTTTTACCCATCTTTATACCTCCATTTCGTATAAAACTTCGTACATTTTTTCTGAATCAAGATATTCTCCTGTCTTATCGTATGTGATTCCATACTTATCCAGGATGTCCTCTATCTTCTTTTCATTGTTCCAGTCCTTTTCGTCTGAATACAATTCGATATTCAGAACGTCGATTTTCGCATATGTAATTCCGTCCGCATGAAAATTATCACTTTCCGGAATCCTCCATACAATAAAGGGCGGCTCTATCCAGTTATGAGTTGAAAAATGATCGTATTCATATGGCAAGCCGATTTCATTCAACATTTCTTTGATATTTTCAACTGACATCATAGCCTTGACGTGATCTCCCTTTCCAGCTCTGCTATTGCTGCCTGTTCTGCAGGTTCTACATGTTTGATTGCGGCTACCCTTCCGCCCCCTCTTTTCTGATGTCCTTTTTCAAGCAAATGCACCAGGGAGTATTTTGTATCGTGGATCGCAATAACTAAACTTGTAGAATTTTCTTTCACAACAGTTTTCTTCCATCCTTTTTTATACTTTCCGGTATTTACCGGGGATGTCTGTTTCAGCTTTGATACTGTCTTTTTTGCAACATTATTTACGCATTCCTTCGTTGTCTCAGCGCATTGTTTTCCATAGTCTTCAACAAGGCGATTTATTTCTGCTGCCAGATCATCAATTCTGATACTATCCGTCATTGTCGCTCCTCCTGTCTTTATACAACTGTACGATTTTTTCCAGCGACAGATATATTGCAGGTGGTGTAGCGTCAAATTTCTCCTGAATCTGCACTATTTTGTACATTGCCGGATTATGTTCATTGATAATTTCATCTCTTTCAAAATCGAATGGATCCCAGAGCCAGCCGCTTTGCGAATCAATGATAACAATGTCAAGAGCTTCAATATTTTCCCTGTTCAGCACTGCTGCCGGAATGCTTAACAATTTTGTTATTTTATTTCCTGCTGTCTGTGCGTCAAAATATCGTCTCTCTCCGATTGTTCGGTTTCCGAAGCGAATGTTCTTGAGCTTCGTGTCTACGATCACCCTGTCTTCTGTTTTGCAGATACTGAGTATCCCGTCTGTAAACGTTTCAAACTGTTTACGCCTGGCTCTTGGCATATTCTTCCACCTTCTTTGCTATCTGCAGTCCAATAACCTCACTTTTGTAGTTTTCCCAAAACTGCTGCAGCTCTCCAGAATACTCATACATTATAAGTTGAAAAAGGAGTGTTCTTTCCTGAGTATCCCCCAGGAAATCGCACTCCCCTATTTTTCCGGCTAATGATGCCATGCCTCTTTTTATCATTCCTTGGAGCTTTTCATCTCCTTTTGGATCGTCCCAGGTTATGTCCAGATAGTTTCTGACATCCTCCAGAAGTTTTGATAAATCATTTTCTGACATAGCACTCATTTTATCACTCCTTTGTTACAGTTACGGTGTATGTCTTTGTCTGTTCTCCGTCTGTAACTTTAACAGTTACGGTGTTAGCTCCAGTGTTCCATGTGATCTTTCCGCCGTTTGTTACTTTACTGGATCCTGCAGTAATTTCAATCGCTGCTGTTCCTGATTTCGGGAACGCTGTGATTGTGTTTGTTGCAGTTGTTGTTTTTGCTGTGTATGTGTTTGTGTCGCTGTCAAATTTCGGTGAGAGAGTTAATCCTCCAATTCTCAGATCAGACAGCAGTGCATTATCTACATGCTCCTCCTGTTTGCTTACAACCTCGAAGCGAACCGGATGCAGATCTGTAATGTCAAGAACGACAAAAGCATTGTTGTCCAGTGCGAATCCGTGAGCATATAATTTGATAAGATATACTCTTTCATCTTCCAGGAATCTGTATTCATCTGAATACTCAATCTTTCCGTTTTTGGACATTCCTACGCCAAGGAAATACTTTCCGGCCATTCCGTATACTGCAGTTCCTTCTGTAACTGCTGCCGACTGGATGATTTCCAGAGGAATCGGAAGTGTTGAAACATATACTCCGTCCGGAGACATTGCGCGTGTTGCCGGAAGGATTCGTTTCCAGTAATCTACCGGATTTACGATCATAATCAGGTTATCTACTGTCCTCGCCTGGCCTTTGCTGTTTCTTGCCATTATAGATGTAACATTTCCAAGCTGGATCATATCAAGAGCTGTCATTTTGATAGTCTCTTTTTCCGGATATTCTCCGGACACAACGTTCACTCCGTCTCCTACCTGGCGCGCCATTCCGATTGGCATGTCTTTTCCGGTACCATTTACAATTCCGTACTCAAGTCCATTTGCAAGAGCTTCTGTGAGTACCTGACGCACGTAGTTATCTAACCATGCAGGGCCTAAATCAAGCATAGCTTTTGAAACTGGCAGAAATGCGCTCAGTTTATCCTGAGTTACATCTACTTCCTTGAATCCGGATGTCAGTTCTTCAATGATCTTGCTGCTGAGTTTGCCCCATGCTGCTTTCTGCTCTCCGTTTGTGTTTAACATCATTCTTGTGAGACCAGTTACAGTTGTTGCATTTAATTTTGACAGCAGCTGATGATTTGTTGTCAGTTCTTCAAATACAGAATCAATGATTGTCTCCGGGAAAACAGTCTCAATATTGTTGAGGGCCTGTTTGGGATCCGAAGATTTCATTGCGTCAATTACTTTCTCGTAATATTCTCTCTCTGCGCTTGTGAGCTGACGTACACCCCTCTGTGCAAGCACATTCATATCACTCTGATTTACAAGCTCTTTCGCCTGTTCAAGCACGTTCTCCTCGATATCCTGACATAATTCCAAATATGCTTTTGAAAACGCTTCTGAATCATTCTCCGCAACAGCAGCATTCATTCTGTTGAGGATTTCCGTTCTCTTTAATGCGGCAAAATCTTTATTTTTCATTTTACTCTCCTTTTTTGAATCCCTGCAGAAATCCCTGCAGTGTGTGTTTCTCTAGTTCTTCCGGTTTCTTTCCCGGTTCGGGTTTCTGTCCTTTCTGCATAAGCTCCAGCTGTTCTCTGAAAGACTTCGTATCTTTCATATGCTGCATAACTTCCTGGAGACGTTTCTGCATTCCTTCTTTTGTCATGTCTCCCTCTGGCGCGTGTCCGTAATCCTCTACCTTGTCGATCAGGCCATATTCCAGACAATCATCCGGAGTCAGGAAGGTTTCTGCTTCCATCATGTCTGCAAGCTGCTGTTCTTCCAGATTTGAACGCTCAAGGAAGATTTTCCGATTGCTTGCCGTAAGTACGTCAAGATCATCCGCTGTCTTTCTCAGCTCTCTTGCATTTCCGGATGCAGTTACCCATGGTTCGTGGATCAGTGCTGTTGTTCCTACGCCCATGATTCTTTCGTCACATGCCTGTAAAATCACAAAAGCTACGGAATACGCCACTCCATCAACGATTCCTTTTACATGGCTTCCGGACTGCTTCAAAAGGTTGTAGATAGTTACTCCCTCTTTTACAGATCCGCCATTTGAATTGATATGTAATTCAATCGTATGGTCTTCCGGGATTGCCGCAAGCTGATCGCGGAAATACTTTGCAGAAGTCTCGCTTTCGGTATATGACCATGTTTTCCAGTCAAATTCTCCATACGCCGATACATCATCATAGATGTATAGCAAATGTACCGCCGGATCTGCTGCCTGCTTAAAACAGTAATTTGTTTTATTCTGTGTTTTTTCCATTCCCGCCATTTTCTCCACCTCCTTCCAGGCTGTTCAATAAATCCTGTACTGTGCTGTAATTCTTTGTGATAAAATGCTGGTTCGCCCATTCTTCATTGATCTGCGGCTGTCCCATTGCACGCAAAATCATGTTAATCGTATGCGTTCCAGACTGTACCAGCTTGTCAATCTGCGTCGCATTGCTGAATATGTCAACATGCTTAACGTGTGACGTGTCTACCATGCAGCGGCTGCCCTTCAATACGGCTTTCCCGTATTTTTTACGGTTGATTTCGCTCTCTAAGGATCCGGCTAATGGATCCAGTGCAACAGTCAGCAGTTCGTCTATTGCTTTGCTGTTGTCCTGCACGTCCCCTTTCAGGATTGACGGAGGGATTCCTATTGCCCTCGCTGTAAAGTCGAATACATCATCATATAGTGCTTTTATGTCTCTTGTTGTTGTTTCATTGTAGTTCTTTGACCTGTTCGTTTCTGTGAAAGTATATCCTTCGAATAAGGGCAGAACTGCATTTTCGCTTTCAAAGAATGTCTTAAAATAATCATTCAGCAACTTTTTGAGAGTATCATCAAAGTTTTTGCTGTTCTGGGCTACGGCTGATATGTCCAGAGTTCCTTTTGAGCCATGTGACTGCATAAAGGTCTTTGCTCCGTACTGGATCAGCTTCGCATAGGAACCATATAGCCCCTGTAGTATCGTATTTACATTTTTCCAGTTCGGTTTTAGATACAGAACATCTGTGGATCTAAACGACCTCTGAAAAGTGTAATCATCAATCTGTACCTGGCTGTATGTGTTCCCGTACAGTGCGCTTCTGGTTGTGCAAAATGAATCTGCTACATAGAGCTGTCCATCTATTCCAGCAACAACCAACGCCTCTCCGTTTCTGAACATCTTTTCGATTAACTTATCAAAAAACTGCTGTTTATTCTGGTTTCTGTTTGGTTCGTAGTTCCAGGTATAATATTCATCCCGGAATATTTCGTCACCATTCAGGAATGTACGAATCTCGCATTTTCCTAACATTTTTGCAAGAATCTGAATTGCTCTCTGAAAAGCCAATTCCCTCAGATAAATTTCTGTCATTATGCTCTCAATCGGATTGTCTGCAATCTCAATTCGAGACACATTTTCAACTGACTGCTCTGGTTCTGGCTTCCCCCGTATCAGATTCCTGAATGAAAATCCCAACCTTTCTCACCCCCTTTCAGTAAGTCATTACTCCAATATCAGGCACTGCTGCCGTTTGTGCGTATGGGATCATGTCCTCTATTGTCATTGACGCGACAAGTGCCATAAACGGGTCAGTTTTTCTGCTTTTCGCTTCAATTTTCCCGTAAACATAGTTTCCTATGTCTGCATCATCTTTCTTTCCCGGTTTTCTCCCGTATGGGATCATTTTTGTATTGTTCGTCCCCCAGCGGAGCACTGGATTGTCTCCCCAGATAAAATTGTCATTTGCGAAACAGCTGTCTACCACTGTCGCAACTCTCATTATGTCTGAGGGACGTACAAGCTTTAAATTTTTATATACTTTTGCGTCGAATCCAATTTCCCGGAGTGCTGCTGCCAGCAGAGCATAGCGGAAATCGTCAATCGCAATTCCTTTTATGCAATATTTCATCATTGCTGCTTGAATATAATCAGTGATGATCTCCGGATGTATCTCCACATCATCCACCATTGTCAGCAGTCCTCTCCGTCTCCATTCTTCCAGAGGAGCTTTTATCCTTGGAATATCTTTTGACTGGCTGCACAACCATGAATGATTGATGTCATACCGGATATTTTCATCTCTGAAATGCAGATTTACGGAAACAAGGTCCGTAATCTTCGAGAAGTCAATCCCGCAGGTGCATGTCCACCCTGACAGATCCGGTATTTCTCTGTTCGTGAGCTTTATTTTCTCATACGAACACACTTTTATGTCTGCGGATCCGCTTGGGATATTCATTCTCTTTGTCATAAATGCAGTGAGACGTTCAGGATGCGCTAACCAGTCATTGTACTCTTTTCGCATTTCTCCCATTAACGTCGGGAGATATGGCAAGGACGGATTTGCTTTTTCCCAGTTCTTTTCGTCGTATACTTCTTCTTTGTTGTCCAGTCTGCAGATAAATGGCAGCATACCATTGTCCGGAAGATCATCAAAAAGAATATCCGTCGCTGTCCCAAGCATATCGTCAAGTGGTCCTTCTCTTATATCTCCCTGGGTGGTGTAGTAGGACCGGCGCGGATGTGGTTTCTTTCCAAGTCCGGTTGTGAACACTTCAATGTTCTTGTAGTCCTGATATTGATGTATCTCATTGAACCCCACCATACCGGAACGCATTCCGTCTTTTCCGGATGGGTTGTTTGTACGTCCCAGAATCGTTGATTTCGTTTCTGTTCCTACTACCTTCTCAGATGTCCAGTAATAGAATTTTTTTAATTTTTTCGTATGTTCAGGCGTTTCAAGAGCTTCCACCACGTCTTTGACGGGTCTTAGTGCCTGATCTTCGTTATTTGCACAAATATCTACGTCATACGCCCTGATTCCGTTATACGGACTTACCAGGCAGGCAGATTCCCACGCTATTGTTCCGTCCTTCCCCGCGCCCCTTCCGAGCATACAGAAAAGATCCGGCCAGCGCGGAGTCTTTGATACCCTCCAGTATGTGCAATCGTGCAGTCCCACGACAAAGATCTGCCAGGGAAATAGCTTTTCAAACGGGAAATATTTTGCAATCCCGATATATTTCGTCAGCTGTTCGCTGTCTGTGTATATGTCTTCGTTTTTGAAACAACTTCTGACGTGTGATACCAGTGCTTTGACTTCCCTGGAAGCTCTGATTTTCTCAGACTCTACGGCCTCCATGAACTCCTCTATGCGTGGATCACAATTCGTCATCATCATCCCCCTTTATTGTTTCTTTCGTTGTCAACTCCAGCTTGTCCAGAATCATCAGCATCTGTTTGTTGACAGCAACCAGATCTTTGACCGACTGGTTCTGTTTTACAATCGTTGCTTTCCCGCTTGCGGATGTGGTCTCAAAGGTCACTCCGCGCTTTTTTATATCTGTTTTTAGCTTCTTTTTGACATCATAGAGGGTCATATAGTCGTCCAAAAGGTCTTTGAAGACGGAAATATCTGCCTGTTTTTTTCTCAGCTGCTCTTTTAAGCTTTCTAATATATCCGCTTTTTTTTCGGCCATTTTTTCACCCCTATTTTTTTATTTTTTCATCATGTGCGACCTTTCGCAGATTTGTCGAGGCCACCCACCGGTCTCCGGCTGGCCGCCAAAAATCTCAAATTTTTCGACCGGGGGTATCAGTCCCAGCGTTCCTCTGTCAGCGGTTCCTGCTTCTGCGGTTTTCTGTAACCATGCACTGCTTCATGGCACTCATGGCAAAGGCTTATAAGGTTTCTTTTCTTCACTCCATGCCACTCATACCATATGTCCAGAGCCATCTCTGGATGTCTTTTCACGTAGTTTACATGGTGTACTGTCGTGGCTGCTGTGTATCTGTGATGCTCTCTGCATCTCTGGCATTCATTGTGATCCATCTTCAACACCTGCTGCCTGACCTGCTTCCACCTGGTCCACACATAGAACCTGTGTATATCGTTCGCTACGCACCAGCGCACGAACTCTGTTTCCTGTTGCGTCATATTCCTCCTAACTCAAAAGAGGGCCTGCATATAGCAAGCCCTCTCTCGTGGGGAACGATTATTCGTGGCTTTCCTGAATACCACGTTATCAATATATCACTTATTTTGTCCTTCGAGTACCGTATTACAGATATTCCTTTATCTTGTCTTTGTTATTGTTTCTCAGCTGTGCCTGGTACTTCTGTATTGCTTTCTGGAAGTTCTCCATACTCTTTCTGTACGTTTCTACTTCCGCAATGTTCTTTTTACCGAACATACGTCTGTACCTTGCCTGCATGTTCCTGATCCGTATCAGCATTCCTTTCGTCTTGTTATCCTTTAACAGTACAATATACTTCTTTCCGCACTGTTCGCACTGAATGTATTGAATGTCCAATTCTGTCTCTGGTATATGTTCTTCCTTTACGGTCTGCTCCATCTGGGCTTTGCATTTATCGCATTCTATCATTTAATCCTCCTTGCTATGATACTGTAAAACCTCCTACGCATTTCGTAGAAGTATGATCTCTCGCATGGAATGCCTCTGGCTTTCATGGTCTGAAATGTGCAGTATTCTGTTGTCACGTAATGCAGTAGATATGGATATAGCTCTTTTTCTTTTCCGACTGCTTCCATGGCTGCGTCTTCAATCTTCTTTATCTTGTGTGTGATCTCGGCCGCTTCCATGGCTGCGTCAGCAGTTGAGTCAGAACAGTTATGTGATCCCGGCTGTCCAGTCAGATTCTGTCTGGCTCTTGTGTCTCTCTTTACGGCCAGCTCCTCTTTCCACTCTGTATACTGCAAGCAATAGTTGTATGCGGTCTGAAAAGCTCTCTTTGATATATTATATTTCTTTCTGTTCAGCGGTCTCACGTTTGGCATGTCTGCCCTCCTTAAAACTAATTATTTCTCTTGCTCCGGCCAGTTCACTTGTGTGTCCAGAAATTTTATTTCTCCCGGATATACCTGTTCTACTTTTCCGTTTTTATATTCCACAATGGCAAGTGTAATATTTGTTTTTCCTCCTGGACTTCCGCCCACCAGTAGCGACGGTTCAACAACCGTTGCAATTTCTGTCCATCTGTGAAATATAGCCTTTCTTCCTCTCACTCGACATAATCTGCATTTGCGTAATCTCTCATAATGTTCTTTTGTGGTAATCACATAACCATTATCTGTCGTAATCTCTGTATCACTACAGAAAAACGGTCTATGTGCTACATTGTCAATTAATTTCTTAACGTCGTTAATGTCCATCATGTTTGTGATCCTCCATTATAAAATTTTTTCCGAAGATCTTCATAAACTCTGTTCTGCTTCCCCAGTTTTCCTCAAAAGCTCTCTGTCCCTCTTCATGTAGCATGTCCATGACCTTTTGGTTTGAGTGTACTGCTTCCGGTCCTGTTCCTGCAAGATGATGTATATTGCAGAGATACACCTTTAACCCGTAATGTCCTGAATGTGTCCGATTCGGACACCCTCCAAATATGTGATGTTCCTGGAGTGCCTGGTATCGTCTGTAATTGTTATGCAGTTTCATACAAAGATAGCAAGCGCCACTTTCTTTGCTGTGCATGATACTCGGTCTTTCCGGCTCTTTCTTTTTACTCCTTTTTTTCTTTTTCTGTTTCGAAAACGACTGCATTCTTTCTCTCCTCCAGCTTTTTCCTGTAACTTTCGTGATAATCTTTCAACCAGCGTGTCTGTCTTCTCTGATTAACGATCACTTTTACTTCAATAGCGTCCATTATTGCTCTTTCTCAGCTAAACGGCAGTTCTTCCTCTATTCCATCCGGAATATTCATAAATCCATCTGCACCATCCGCAGGAGCTGGCGGCGGTGTCTGTTTTGGCGGATAGCAAGCCGCTCCGTTGTCTCCAGATGATTTACTTTCAGCAAATTCCTGTTCCTCTACTACAATCTCTGTCGTATATACCTTCTGTCCTTCTCTGTTCGTGTAACTTCCTGTCTGTATACGCCCAGAGATTGTAATTTTCAATCCCTGTCTGAAATATTTCTCTGCAAACTCTGCTGCACGTCCGAAAACGACACATGAAATAAAATCTGCTGTTGCTTCCCCGTCTTTGTGAAATCTTCTGTCTACTGCAAGCGTGTATCTGGCTATTGCCAGGTTGTCTCCGGAAGCGTAGCGCACTTCCGGATCTCTGGTTAAACGTCCCATTAAAATTACTTTATTCATCACATTCTCCTCTTGAATCTACTTCCTTGAGGTCTTGACCCCCCCCGTTTCGTTTTTGTTACATATGCTGTGCGGCGTGAGTTCATTTCCATGTCGATCAATTTTCCACACTGTAAGCATTCCTGCGTCAGTTCTGCAGTGTTTCTGTTTGTCATGTACTTCCATGAACTTCCGCAGGCTTTGCACTCTGCATACATTGGTTTTAAAGCTCTAAGCTGTGTTACGTGTCCGCATTTCTTACATTTGTGCTGTGTCTCTGGCTCTTTTGCGTTGTACGAGATTGTCTCTCCACATTCTTCGCAACGAATATGCAAAAATCCTTTGTATTCTTCTGCAGCTTCGCTAATCGTTGTCTCCGGTACCTGATCTGTTTCCTTTTCCGGATCTTCAATCTCAAAATCATCATTTTCGAAATCATACTTTCGTGCCAGTTCTGTCACATCCTTGAGGAAATCATATTCTTTCGAGTCTGAGATCCGTACATGCAACGTAAAATTACCGGTTTCATTTTAAATTATCATTTCCATTTGTCTTTTTCTCCTTTACCATTACTATTTTTGTATCTTTGATGCGATACGCTCTTGAATCTCCCGGATGTTCTGTCTCAAGGATGCGATCCTCCAGCA